ATACCAAGGGTGTAGGGACCGGCTACCTGGTGGATCTGACCGCCGGCTATGCAGCCGGGCTTACCGCGATCCACACGGATACCGGTCTCGGCCAGATCAAGGCTGGCGATATCCTGACCAACACCAAGACCGGGCGTGACACGAATAAATACGTTGTCAAGACTGGCGGCACTGGGACGACCGGCGTGGATACCGATATCGTGCTGGCCAACCCCGGCCTCAGGATTGCCTGGGTCAACAATGACCCGCTCTCTATTGGCAACAACTATTCCGCTAATATGGGCTTCAGCCGCTCCGCCATTGCTCTCGTAGTCCGTGTACCGGTCATGCCGGCCGGCGGCGATGACGCCGATGATGTGACTACGATCACCGATCCGCTAAGTGGGTTGAGCTTCCAGGTGGCCATGTACCGCCAATACCGTCAGGTTGCTTTCGAAGTGGGCCTGGCCTGGGGCGTCAAGGCCGTCAAGCCCGAAGCGATTGTAATCCTGCTCGGATAAGGCTCAGCCATGACCAACATCCTGACTGCTGCGGAAGCGGCCATCGTGCTGCGCTGCGCGGTGGATGATCCGGATATGCTGCAGCTGTTGCCGATGGTGGATCGCTACGTCATCATTGCCACCGGACGGGATTGGACCGCTGACGACCCGATCCCTGACGAGGCGAAGATGGCTGCGAGAATCTTACTGGTGCGCGCGCACGAAGACCCTGGTGCAATGGCGCAGCCTGCTGCATCTTTGAGCTGGGGTCTCAGCGCAGCTCTAACCCAGTTGGAAGCTGTCGCCCTGGAGATGAGTGGATGATCTTGAATGGCCGTGCGATCAACCCGGGCGAGCTGCGCACTCCGGTCGTGCTGAGGCAGAGAACGGTCACAGTTGATGCTGGTGGTTTCTCGGGCGTCTCCTACAGCGATATCGCCACTGTTTGGGCACGCTGGGAAGACGTGCACGGCTCAGAGGTCTGGGAAGCTGAGGCGATCCAGGCGGTAAGCCCGGCAACGGTGCTGATCCGGTATTATGCCGGATTGGATACGACCTGGGCGATCAAGCTGGGTAGCATCGATTACGAGATCGTTTCGATCGATGATATCCAGCAGAGGCATGAATACATGGAGCTCAAGGTCAGACGGATGCGGAGCGGATGATGGCAGTACGAACACGGTTCGAGATCAAGGGCGTGGATGAATACCTGGAGAAGCTGCGCAAGGCGGGTCAGGATATCGATGCAGTTGCGGACCGAGCCCTGGCAGCCGGTGGCGAAATCCTGGCAGAAGGGATGCGCCGGCGAGTGCCCAAGGACACCCACAACCTGGAGAAGCATATCGGCGTTACCGCTCCAGCAGCAGATGGCAATGTGCACTATGTCGAAGTAGGTGTGCTCGAAGCCGATGCAGATACCGCCAGGTATGGCAATGTCCAGGAGTTCGGAGCAGCAACAACGCCTGCTCAACCCTATATACGGCCAACGATCAAAGAGGACTGGTCAAAAGCGCGCAAGGCCATGAAGCAGGTCATTGTGGATGCACAGGTAGGGATTGAATGAGCGTCTTTGCGGATGTTTATACGGCACTTGCCTCGCTGGGCCTGCCCCTGGCAGCCAACATCTACCAGGCGGCCGAAGGTATCAAGCTGCCTGACCGGTTCCTGGTGTACAGCTTAATCGCATCGCCGCCCGTCCAGGCTGCTGACAATGTTGAAAAGCTGAGGGCTAACTATATCCAGGTCAGTTTGTATGATCGGAGTGGGTTAAACAACCCACCCGATATCGACAGCGCAATGGTGGCTGCAGGCTTTGTCCGAGGTTCCAGGCGGGAAATGCCTTACAACCAACTTACAGGCCATTTCGGCCTGGCAATGGAATATGTAATTTTAGAGGAGTCATAAACATGGCAAATCAGGATGAATATAAATCAACAATTGGTCTCGACAGCCTGTATTACGCACTGATCACCGAAGACAGCGCGGCGGCTTACACCGCAGGCACGCCAGCCTGGCTGGCGCCGGCGGCAGAGATGAGCGTGGAACCCCAGACGGATCTCAGCACGCAGTATGCTGACGATCAACCGTATGACGTGTTTGCTTCTGAGGCCGAGTCAAAGATCACACTGACGATCACCGGGCTGGATGCTCAAGCCAAGGCGGTGCTCACCGGTAAACGTTTCGATGCGGCCAGCGGTCGCGTTTTCGATAACGTTGGCATCCCACCGTATGTGGCCATCGGCGGGCGGGCACTCAAGAGCAATGGGTCATACCATTATTTTTGGTTTCTCAAGGCCGTTTTTGCCACGCCTAAGCTGGAATTCGCAACCAAGGCTGATGCCCCAGATCCAAAGACCCTGACTCTGGAATGCACGGCTATCAAGACTGTGCACAAGTTCGACCAGGGCGGAAGTGTGGATGAGACCTGCAAGGGAGTCTCTGGCGATGAAGATACGGATAATTTCGTCGCCACAACCTGGTTCAGCCAGGTGCAGACGCCCGTGGCGGTTGCGCCGAGTGCCTTATCCCTGTCCAGCTCTGTGCCGACCGATGGAGCCACAGGCATCGTGGTGAGCGCTGACCAGACGTTGACCTTCAACAACACGCTGCCAGCTACGGCTGTGAATCATATCGTACTTTGCAAGGCCTCGGATGGAACTATTCCGGCTGGGTCGATCACCCTGGACAGCACCAAGAAGATCGTCACGATCAATCCGACCTCCAGCCTGACCGGAGCGACAGCCTATATCATCACCTATGCGGTGACCGATATCTACGGTCAATCGCTGAGCGGCGTGATCAACTTCACCACGGCGTAATATGGCAGGGACACCGATTTCGCTGACGCTCTATGATCCAGAGACGGATGAGGTCATCCAGACCTATACCCGGTCATTTGTGCCGTGGAAGCTGCTTAAAACGGCTGTGCGACTTTCAACCGCACTCGATAAACATCCTGAAGAAATGACCGAAGAGCAGATCGATGAGCTGGCTCAGTTGGTCGTGGATGTTTTCGGGGAGCGTTTCAGCCTGGAGCAAGTGACCAATGGGGCAGATCTCACCGAAATGATGGCAGTGATTACCCAGATCATTGCCAAAGCGCGGGGATCTGTCCCAAACGGACACCTGCCGGAGAAACCGCGGAAGGTGACCCGGCAGATGCCGACTGGCTGATAGACATGGAAGTAAGTCTGGTCAAGGCTTTCAGTTGGAATCTGTACAGCCTTGATCAGACCGATATCGAAACGCTGCTGCCGTTTGTCTTCCGGTGGTCCGAGAAAGAGACGAGCGGCTCACCCAAGAAAAATGGGCAGGGAAAGAAACGGCTATATGCCGACCAGGTGAATTGGCTGCCATGAGCGACAACCCATTATCAGGAAAACCCACCCTAGATACCACTGATTTCAAGACCGCAATCTCGGAAATGAACCGGGATATACGGGTTATTGAGTCGGGTTTCCGCGCCTCTGCAGCCAGCCTGGGCGATTGGGGCAACAGCGCAAGCGGGCTGGAAGGACGCATCAAATCACTCAACTCCGAAATGGAGATCCAGCGCAATAAAATTGCGGCGCTCAAAGGCGAGTATGACAAGATTGTTGCTGCGAAGGGGGCGGATAGCAAAGCGGCTGAAGACCTGCAAATCAGGATCAACAAAGAGACTGAATCGCTCGGCAAGATGGATAACGAGCTGAACAAATCCCAAACTGCCCTGGATAACATGGGTAAGGAAGCTGACCAATCCGGGCAGCAGGTTGATACCCTGGATAAGCATGAGGTCGAAGCAACTGACTCTACTAATAAATGGGTCAAGGCAATTGCAGGTCTGGAGATTGCGCGGGCTGTCAAAGATGCGGTTTCCGCTCTGTTGAATATGGTTGTCAGCCTGGTTAAAGGGCTTGCTGATCTTGCAATGGGGGCGATTGATGCGGCGGGCGAACTGGTCGATATGTCTGCGAAGACTGGTATCAGCGTGACCCGGCTGCAAGAATTGAATTATATTGCCGACCAGGTGGGGACAACTACTGACACGATCACCAGCTCTATGGCACGGCTGGTCAGATCGATGGATGCGGCGCAGGTGAAAACAAGCGCCCAGGCAAAGGCATTCAAAGAGCTGGGCGTGTCCACCACCAACGCTGACGGCACGATGCGCAGCGCCGAAGATGTGTTCAATGACTTGATTACAGCCCTGGGGAAGATTGAGAACCCTACTGAGCGAGATGCTCTGGCAATGCAGTTATTCGGTAAGTCGGCACAGGAGCTGAACCCGTTGATCGTTGCTGGAGCTGATGAACTTGCCCGCCTGACCGATGAAGCGCACAAGAACGGCGCTGTGATGGGTGAAGATAACGTTTATGCCCTGGAAGCCTTCGGGGATACCCTGGCTGGGCTGAAAGGCTCATTTCAGGGGATTATCGGCACGATTGCAGCAGCGTTTCTACCAGCGTTCCAATCGATCGCCTCCTGGGTGCAATCTAATCTTCCGACGATCATCGCCTGGCTGCAAACGGCCTTGCCCGTGGCGATTCAATTCTTATCGGATGTATGGACGAATGTACTGTTGCCAGCCATTACAAATGTCTGGAACTGGATGAGCACGGTTTTATTTCCTTTCTTGCGAGACGTGATTTTTCCCTGGCTTCAGACAAATATTCCGGTGGCTTTACAATTCCTCAGCGATGTGTGGAATAAC